CTCCAAAAATAATATCTAAAGTTTGCAAATTTCCGCTAAATATATTTTTTATGCTTCCAATTCTTTTATTATAAATTATTGTCATATTAACCTCCCTATGCTACTGCCACCCATGAAAAAGCTATGCTATCCGTACCATTACCCATGCCACCCACAATACTAAAAGTTCCACCACTCCAACTTGAAGGGTTAGTCCACAATGTAAATCCACTTGTACCTACCGCACTTCTAGCAGCTACAATTACACTGTAGCTTTTTCCGGCAAATACAGATGGTAAGGACATGCTTATTGTTCCATCGGTTATATTAATAGTCCCCGTTCCTACCGCTATTAAACTTTTATAGGCATTAGTAGAGCCACCATAATTATTGCTTAGTCCGTTACTATTGGCACTTACTGTACCTTTAGAGCCTCCCCATTGTGCATCTACTGTTAAAGTTCCTGCGTGGATATTATTCGCAGTCAAATTATCAATATTTACATTATTTCCGTTTAGTGTACCAACATTCATATTGGAGGCGTTTAGGTTGGTTACATTTACTATACTTCCATTTAAAGTCCCAACATTAATATTGCTTGCGTTTAAATTAATTAAATTTATTATATTTGCATTTATTGTGCCTGATACAATATTATCTGCAATTAAGTTGATTACATTGACTATTCCAGCATCTAAGGTTCCAGCTATCATTAAATCAGCAGTAAAGCCTTTTCCAGTTCCAAAGGTTCTATAGTCCCAAGTTCCATTAGTCTTTTCTTTGGCTATAGCAAAGATACCTGGACCTAAATACAATGCTCCATAATCAACGCTATTGATATCTGTATTTTCCAGTAGTATTCCTTTATCTTCTATTACTTGTGCATTAGCATAAGCACCAGATGCCACCACTTGATTTTTAAGTGTATTTATATACCCATCAAGATAAAATGTGTTTAATTGCTTATCTGATGTTAAAATTTTCTCTACATATTTTGAAACTCTTTCAAGTGAAATCTGCCTATCTGTCGCAGTCTCAAACTTATTGTTTAAAGTTAAAGTAGAGTTTTGAGGGTTTAATAAATCTATATTTTTTTCTAATATAGTGAATGTTTGTAGAAATTTAATAGCTGAATTTGTTATTGTTGTATCAGTTCCTATATGATAACTGTTTGGATCTAATCCTAATACATTTAAATCTAATACATTAGTACTTAATTTATATATTGCCTTTGATATATTGTTTAATTTAGCTTGTCCTGTAGCTTTCAATATATTAGCGTCTGTTATTTCACTTAGCTCTAGTGGTTGTTCTATAGCTCCAAATTCTGCTACTGCTGCTATGTCTTCTAAGTAATCTTTACCACCATTTACACTTTCTATAGTTAAGTTATCTTTACCTGTTGGTACGAGTATAGTAGCAACGCTAGTTACATCTTTAGAAAAACATATATCCTTCATATTTATTCCTAAGTCAATATTTGCACTTACACCTACAACTTGTGGTAAATAATCTAAATATCTTATTCCATCCTCTTTTCTAACAATTAAATACCCTACTTCTAAGGTATTAACCATTTTATCAATTAAACTATTTAAGCTATTTTCAAATTTAGTTGTACAAGTTATATTTCCAACTACTTGTATTCTTCCGACTGCAAATTGCTTATCCGCTGTAGTATGAGCATTGTGGTTGTTTATTACCTTTGTAATGAAGTTTAATACACCCATGTTATCTATATTCCAAGCTCTAGTTATACTATCGTTAAGGTACGATAATTCACTTTCTGCAATAACTTCTTTGTAAAATTCTCCACCAGCACTCATATTTTCTACGCTTGTAAAAACTCTACCTTCAAAAATAATATCTTCATTTATAGTATTAGTTACTTTCACCAATGTAATGAAATCAAATACTTTATCATACCCATCGTTTGTAATTGGAATAGTAAAATTAAGATTATGAACTTTTCCTAATTTTAATTGTAATTCATCTTTTAATAAGTGTGGTGATCCATTTTCTGTGGTTGGATAATGTATTATTGTTTCTTCGGCTCCATTAAAGATACTAACTTGATACATTATAAAACCACCTTTCGGAATACAAAACTAATATGTCCAGTTCCATTAACAACCATGTTGTTATCTCCATTAAGCAACTTTAACCCATAAAACTTGTTATTACCTACAACTAAGTTGTAAGTCTTAGAATTGAATATAAGGCTCATTGCAGTGGTTACATTGATAGTGGGACAAACTAATCTACCCACGTTTATTATATTTATTGTTTTAGTTCCAACAATATCAAAACCAGTATCTTGTACTACATCTGTTTCAAAATTAAAGATATCCCAAATATCACTACCCTCTAAATTTATGCCTGTTCTAAATGGCTCTGCAACAAATATTACTTCTAGTCTTCCTGCTTTTTGTAATACTTCCTCAAAACTTGGAGCTTCTTCAACCTCTGCAATGAAATAATAATCAGGCATAAAATCAAAAACCAATTGACTTTTCCCTATATCCATTAACCATTCTAGAATCTCACCATACTTAATATATAACTTAGCTTTATTATTTGTAATAAGGTTGAATTTAACCTTAATTTCTCTTTCATTGTAAGTAATTTCACCATTTGTAGCTATTGTAGAAAAATCATAACTCCCATTCATACCTATTACAGAATCTTTTATTTTTTTCTTACTAGGAGGTTGAATACTGACACTTTCTATTGTAATTCCATAATCTATATAACTATTTTTATTATTGATAGTTATATTCGTCATAATCCAACCCCTCTTTCAGCTATTTTAATATTTTTACCCTGTATCTGATCATTATAAATAGCGGTTCCTTCTGCTATCTGTCTTCCATCTAAATTAGAAACTACAGTAATACAAATAGGTCCACTACTTCCATTACCTAATACGCTTCCATTACTATTGGCATATGGGTTTTCACTCTTAGGTACTATCATTTCACCTTTATGTGCCTGTATAAGCATATCTTGTGGCAAATACTTTGTACCTACTGCAAAACTTGGTATCTCAGGTATATCAAATCCAATGTTTTCTCCACCAATACCTGGAACCCAATCTGGGACAGTAAAATTAAGGTTATTTAATGCTCCTATCATCCAGTTAAGGCCACTAATTACTCCATTAATCATCCCTTTAAAGAATCCACCAACACTATCACATATACCACCTATAAAATCACCTATTGCTCCAAATACACTAAAAGCTACTTCTTTTATAGTATCCCAGTTTTTATAAAGCAAAACTCCTATTGCAATTACTGCTGCTATTGCCAATATGACCAAACCAATTGGACTTGTTAAAAAGGCAAATGCAATTCCTAACGCTGTAGTCACAACAGTCGCTACACCACAAATTATAGTCCATGCAGTTGTTGCTACTGTCATTGCGGTTGTCGCAATAGTATCTGCTATTTTTAGCCCTGTATTTATTACAAACTGTGCTGCTTGCACTAACATTGCCCCGGTTCCACATGCTATATTCCATATTCCGGTTGCTACGGTCATTGCAGTGGTTGCTATGGTATCTGCTATTTTTAATCCAGTATTTATTACCCATTGAGCCGCTTGTGTTACTAATGCAGCAGTTCCGCTTGCTATGCTTAATATAAAGTCTTTTGCATATAATGCAGCTATTGCTATTGTCTCAAGCTTATTAGCTATAGTTGCTATTGTTAGACCTCCCATTGCTCCTGTCATAGCTGCTATTCCTATAGACATTTGACCTACTACTATTAGCAATATACCAATTGCTACTACTAATGCCCCGATAGTTAATATAATACTTTTGGTTCCATCATCTAGATTTAAAAACCAAGTGACTGCTTCAGTTATCTTTAGTAGTAATGGTGCTAATGCAGTTTGTAAATCAGAAATTGCAGCTTTCAGTTGTATCATTGGATCTGAGTTTAAACTTTCTGTTGCGGAATTAAGATTGTTTTGATTTTCTTCAGCAGTAGTTAAATTATCGTTCATTCCTAACAATGTGCTACTAATGTTAGTTCCTTGATCTTCCCACAATGTACCGAATATTGCTACACCTAACTGGTTTTGTTTAGTCTTATCATCTACACCAGCTAATGCTTGAGCAACTTCTTGCATTGCTTTTGTGCCACCTTCGCCACCTGCCGATACTGCTTTTCCCCATTCTTGCAATTTCTGCGATGAAATGCTTGTACCTTCTAATAATGAAGCTGTTGTTTTATCTATCCCTGCACCAAATTCAGTTAATTTAATACGTCCTTCTTTAATTCCATCTAATAAATTATCAATATTCCATGTACCAGTTTCGACTCCTGTCTTCATGATAGCTTGTATTTCTTGTGCGTTAAATCCAGCCATTTTTAATTGTGTTCCATATTCACTTATAATATCAACTTGGTCCGGTGGAAATCCCATTTTCAACAATGAATATGTTAAAGCAATTGCATCTTCATCGCTAATTCCTAAAGTCTTTGACAATTCATTAGTTTCTTGAATTAACTCTGTAAAATCTACATCTCCATAAGCTGCTACAATAGTTGCCGCTCCTGTAACCACTGCGCTATTGCTTTCATCACTTGCATTCTTATTAAGTGCCCATTGTCTACGGATTCCTTCAAGTGCTGCCTCCGCATCTACTCCATAAGTTTCAACCGTGCTTATAGCATTCTTTACACTTTGAATACTTTCTTCAGGTACATTAAAAGAAATAGCAATCTTCGTATTAAGACTAGATACATCAAAAGCTTCTTCAACTATTTTTCCAATTCCTACACCTGCTGCAGCTCCGGCTACAAGATTAGTTAATTCTCCACCTAAATCTTTGACAGATCCTTGAGCCTTATTTGCTTCCTCAGGAATTTTAGATAAATCTTGTTTTATATTTTTTATAGCTGAACCATCATCAACTTTAGCAATAGATTGTTTTAATTTACCTAATTCAGTTTCAGTAAATTCAATTTCTCTTCTAAAGGATCTATATTGTGCTTCTCCAATATCACCGCTTTGGAATTGCTTCTCTACTTGTTGCTCCGCTTCTTTAAGTTTATTTAGTTTACTACTTGTAGCTTCAATTTGTGCTGCCAGTAGCTTTTGTTTCTGTGCCAAAGCTTCTGTATTGCCTGGATCAAATTTTAATAGTCTTTCAACATCCTTTAATTCTTTTTGAATATTTATACTTTCTTTTGTAACAGATTCTAATGATTTTTGAAGTCCTGTAGTTGATCCATCTATTTCAATTGTAATACCTTTAATTCTGCTACTGCTTGCCATTTATTTATCACCTCACTTTTAAAAAGAATCATAATCACCCTGTGTTGCTTTTCTTGCTTTTTCTTCAGGATTTTTTCGTTCAGAACATTCTTCAAGATAATCAAGACACATTCCAATGGTCATATCTTCTAAATCATCTTTATATAATCCGTTTTTTCTACACAAAAAAAGGAATAACTCCGTTGTAATAACGTCGTTATCCCCTTTATCATCTGAGCTTTCTATTTTTTTTTAGTTTGTATACTGGAAAGGATAAGATCTTGTATTTCTGGAATTATTTCAAAGAGTGGAAATTCATCAAATCCATCAAGCCATGTTAAAGGCTCTGGGATAGTCCTATCTGCAGTCTTTGCTAATACCCAAATAACATTATAAAATACTTCAAAGTCTGCATTTTCTAATAGTTTAGAATTATCCTTGCCTTCTTTAAATTTTCCTAATTTATTCAACTTTATTATTTCGGCAAAATAGTCTTTTCCAAATTGTGCTTTAAATCTTAATGGTGTTGCTGCGGTACTTTTAAACTTTACTTGTTTACCATCTATTTCAATTGTTTTTTCCATTTAAAATCCCTCCTAAGGTGTTACTACTTTTTCATATACTTTTGTATACCAAGCATCATGAATTCCAGCAGGTGTAGTTGCAGTAGTTTTTGTTTTAACCGCCAAATCTGTTTCTCTTGGACTTGATACAAATGTTAATTCATTTACATTTGGTTCTTTTGAATTTGTTTTAGTTGCAGAACTAACCTTAGGCCTTTTTGCAGTACAACTATAAAGAACGTGTCTTATAGCCTTTACATCTCCATCAAATTCAAATAGTAAAGCAAAAGGTTTAGTTTCAACATTAGCTTTTTCTGTTATCACTAAATCCGTTTCATCCATTTCTTCACTAAGTATATCAGTCGCAAAACTTTCAGGTATATTGGCTGCATTTAGTGTACCATCATATCCTTGATTATTTTCTGCGCTATAATATAACATATCATCTGCATAGAACTCTGCCATATCGCCTCTAGGTTCTAGGCTTATATCAACACTTCCCAAAATTCTTACTGGTGTTCCATAAGTTATTGCTCCTGCTGTCACTGTGAAAGGTGCATAATGTACATTCTTTAATCCAAAAGTTACTTTATTTTCTGCCATTTTATATCAACCTCACTTCATATATTTTTTGAAATAATTTTTCTGTTTCTATCCATGTTTCTGTAGTTTCATAAGAAATTTCATTAAGATCTAATAAGTCCTCTAATTTCTTTTCTGCTACTAAGTCTTTCTTAATTGTATAAAGTTCTATCTGTAAATTATCTATTTTCTTGAAGACTTTGTTATCTGCAAATAGATTGCTACTATAGGCACTCAGATAGCAAACATAAGGAGGACTAGGTAAAGGTGTTGTTGTAGTTCCTGTAAAATGTGAATAAGCCACTGGATATCCAGTAGCCTTTAGAATTGTATATATATCACTCAGTGTCACCCTTTAATCACCTTCTCTACTGCATCTTCAAATTCCCTAATTACTTGTTCCTCTACTGGTCTAATATGTGATCTAGCAGCAACTCTGCCACCACTAACTTTTGCGTGACCAAATTCCAATAAGTGTGTTAGTTCATAATCAGTTTTATTATGAATAACCTGCTTGCCGTCAATGTCACTTACTCTCCACCCTTTAGCATAACTTTTAGAATAGCCTTTAGGACTTGTTTCTTTTAATATACCCACAGCTCTTTCTGCTACTGTCTTTTTAGATTGTTCTATACCTTCTGTGATTTCTTCTGTATATTCTATAAGTGCTTTTACTATTTCTTCAGATAAGCCTTTTATTTTAGCCATTTGCTAACACCTTCTCACAAGTTAGTTCTATTTCATCAACACTTTTTAAATATGTTCTTATAATTTTATATTTTTTATCTTCAAATTTTATTTTTTCTTCATCATCATATTCGTAACAATGAATTATAAAAACTATTGAAGGCTTTAATCCAGTAGTAGCTGCATTATAGAACTCACTTCTGCTTATAGATTTAACATCACAAAAAACAGGATTCTCAATTTCTACAGGTATCTGATTACCTATAGAATCAAGAGTGAAAGATTCTTTTATTAAAATTAATTCATCTCTCCACATTACGGTGTCACCACCTCTGTATTATAGTCACTACATAAAGCTAGATGTTCTTTTAGAGAGTCATAAGACTTTTGATATTTCTCACTATCCTTATTATCTAATCCAAAGTTTGCCTTACAGTAAACTATAATTGCCCTCTGTATAAGACTATTTTCTTCTTCTATTACTTTTACACCACTTATACTTAAATCTAGTTTACAACCCTCTATTAAGTCTGTAATGTCAGGATCTAATAATGTAGATTTTATCCTAAGTGCTAATTTAACTTTATCTAACATTTATTTCCCTCCCTTAAAAGGAAAGGGAAGGATTAACCTTCCCCAATACTAAGCTAATGTTTTAGTTAAAGTTACTAATGAATTTAAATCTATAACCTTGCCATCTGCAAGCATTATAGATTTTGTAATTACATCATCAGTTTCATTATCTTCATATTTTTTCAAAGCCATTTGATAGTTAGTATTTAAAACATAATCTTTGAAATTGAATAAGAAAGCAAATTTAGTATTTGCTAGCACTGTTGAAAGATAAGATCCTACATAGTTATTTAGAATTACTGTTCTACCTAGTAAAGTTCTTTCAGGTCTGCCTGCTATACCATAATTAACTCTTGCAATAGGTTGTTTTTGACTATCAACCATTCCTATAAATGCCATAAACGACTTTTTAGACATACACCAAACTGCATCTTGTTCGTATTCAAGTGGTAATGCCGCTTCTGCTGCAATTAGATCGCTATAAGCTAATGCTGTTGCATTCGCAATTGTTAAAGCTTGACCAGTTGCAGGAGTTTCTGTCAATATTCCTTTTGGTTGTGTAGTTCCATCACCGGATATAATTGCTTGTTCTAAAGCTTTAATCATAGCTTCTGTAATGTTATTAATTATAGTGCTTTCAAATACTGCTAGAGTTATATTGTCAACCTCGAAGCTAACCGATACTGCACATCTAAGTTTGAAGTAAGTGAATGTAATACTTGATGTTGTTTTTTCTTGTTTATCACTTCCAGCACCTTGTGATACCCATGTTGCAACTGGTTTAACTGATGATGTAGGTATTGCTAATCCACCTTTATAAGATGTTCTAGTTATTAACGGTAGTATCATACCTGTTGATTCTAACTTTTCAATTATTTTTTCCATTACAGTTGTTGGAATTACCGAACCAACCTCACCTGTAACTGTACTTGCATCTACATTTAAAAACTGATTAGGAATTGCAGTTCCCTTAATCACATTATTCATAAATGCTTTTCTATAATCTGTTGAAGCATACATATCCTCATTTACCACTGAATTTGTTGAATCTATAACTGTTCCCACTACATTCACTCCTTTATTTTCAATATTAAGCACTTTAAATTTGTTTTCTAAAGCTGCTTTATTAGCCATTTCCTTAGATTGTTCTGCCCAAGCATTATCCATAGTCTCAACTTCTGACATATTAGCTTGAATTTCATCTGAAGTAGCTGTGTCCATCATTCCTTGAATAGCATTCATAAGTGTTGTTCTTTGATCTGAATAATCTTGTTTATTTGTAAATTTCATTTTATATTCCACCTTTCAATTTTAAAAAATTTAATTTATTTTGTAATTTGACTTTATCTTGTCCTATCATTTCATTTAATCTTTCGTTTTGCATTTTCTCTATTACTTTTTCTGGTATCATTCCAGTAAATGAGTTCAAAAAAGGACTTGTAGATGATGCTTGATTTTCTTCAAACATTATTCCATCTATAAGTCCTCTTTCTTTCGCTTGTTGTGCTGTTAGCCACGTTTCATCTGCCATCATTTTAAGCGCATCTTTCATTGACATACCACTTTTAGCAATATAAGCATTTGCAATTGTTTGATCTGCTACTTTTAATGTCTGTGAAGTCTTATCCATATCATCACTATTACCACTAGCTCCACAACTAACTTTGTGTGCCATAAACATTGCAGTAGGTGACATATAGCACTCACAAGCCATGGCAATAACCGAAGCTGCAGAATACGCACTCCCTACTATATTGGCTTTCTTGTTGCCTTTGCTATATGATCTTATAGCAGTATAAATTTCACTGCCTGCTGATATATCTCCACCAGAAGAATTAATTTCAATCTCTAAATCCTCATTACTTATTATAGAATCTAAAATTTTATTAACCTTAGCTGGAGAAGTAGCTTCCACTTCAAAATAATCATAAATCCATTGTTGAGCACTTGAAATTATAGGTCCTTTTATATTTATCTTAGCCATTATTTATTTTCACCCCCCTTCCCAACTACTGCAGTATCTAATCTTCTTACAGGCATATCTCCACCAGCCACTGGTGCTAATCCTCCAAGTATCTTTCTCCATTCATTAGGTGTTAATGCTCCTCTATCAACCATTTGTAATAAATTTAACTTAGTTGACATACTAGCATATTGAAGGTTACTTGCTTCAAATATTATTGAGTTACCAAATCCTCTTTCACGCCTATTAAATAGCTTTCTAGTATATTCTCCACTTAATTGAAGTGCTAAAGGTTCTATTTCAGCTTCATAGTAGGAATTCCATTCATCTTCTGTATATTTAGATTGAACTATCTTATCGTTAGTTCCAAAAAATGAATAAAGCCTTAAAATAGTCCTATCCATCTGTGCTGCATTAGGTACATAATCTTTTGGCTCTATTTGTTTTGCATCAGCTTTACTATCAACTCCTGCTGCCCCACCGGTATTATCAATAGTTAAGAAGTTATCAGTAAAATCTTGTGTTTGCTTTTTTAAATCTTCTGGCCTTAAACTCTGATTGAATTTTAATAACCATTTAATTATTCCACTGTTTCTTATTGCTTTAACTATTCCTTGATCTGTTGTATTTACAATTTCCATTAGTGGTAATAATGCTTCTCTTGGACTTTCTCCAAAAATATCATTTTCATTATAATCTTGTCTTAGATGTATTATATCCGTATATGGATAAGTAACTGTTTTCCCATTTTTCATAGTACATTTTAAAAACAATTCACCCAAAGTATTATATAAAGCTTCAGCACTTACACAAGGTATAGGGTATAACTCATTTGCATATTCATTTTCATCTCTATTTATATAAATAAAGGCATTATTATTAAGTTGTAATTGAGTAGTAACCTTTTCTTGTAGCATTTGACCTGTCATATATGGATTAGGCTCTTCCAAAAGAAAACGCATATACACATCTGGATTAACTTTTAAATCCGTTGAACCATCTGCCTTTATTGTTTCTCTTATATGTTTTGCTACTAATTTACCTACTGCTTTAGCTTTAGGTCTTACGCAAGCTCTAATAATATCTGATTTATAAAGCTTTCCATTCCAAGCAAAATAACCATTACCCCTGTCAGTAATCATTTCAAACCTTGTTGTTGCTGGACTTTTATTAAAAAACTTATTTATTATTCCCAATTTTTCACCTCCCTTCCCTTAAATAACACTCATATAGTTCTCTTGACATCTTTCTAAAACTACATAAGCATCTAATAAGCCCGCTAATCCATCTATTCTTCTTCTTGGATTGCTTGTCTTAATTGGTTGTATATTATCATTCTTATCTACATCTATAGCTGTATTGCTTAAGCACCACTTTAAAATAGGATTATTATTATAAATAATTTTATTTATTCTTAAATCAGCCCCTAAATTCTTCATAGGGCCCGATAAAGTTTTCTTTCCTTGAATTACAGGCTCCCATGTTTCTTTTCCGAATTGTGTTTTCATATCCTCCACCCAATATTGAGCCGACCACGCATCATATCCACCTTTGTAGATATATATATCACATTCATTCTGAACTTCTAAAAACCACTCTGTAACGTGTTTATAATGAACTTTATTTCCAGGTACTGTTCTTAATAAATCCATATCCCTCCATAAGTCATATGGAATTTTATCTTCTTTTACTCTTTGCTCTAATAAGTCCTCTGGAAGGAAGTACATTTGTTTTACATAAATATTAGGATCATTTGGCACCTCAAATAAAATTGTTGCATTAGTTAAATCTGTAGTGCTTGATAAATCTGCTCCACCTATTCCATATCTTGGTTTTAATAGGCTTATATCAAAAGTAGTAGTATTATTTAGGTCTTCAAAAGTTAACCATGCCTCTGAGGAAGTTTCCCTTATATTAAAATCTTTACATAATAAATTTTTTACTAAAAGTGAGTTACCTTTAGCTTTATTTACCTTACCTTCTAACTGATCTAATTTCTTTATAGTTCCTAGACCCGGATTAGCTTTTCCCCAACACTCTGAATCAACCCATTCTTTCCTATTATCTAGCTCGTAAATTATAGGTAAGAAGTGTTCATCCTTATATCCATTCTCTTCATCGTCCCAGCCATTAATTACTCTTTCAGATTCATCATATTTTAAATCATATACACATTCTCTTATTGTTCCTGCAGTTGTAGTTATAAATATCAAAGGTTCTTCTCTAGCAGTAGTACCATCAACGATAACATCATATAAGTTTTTATCTGTCCAAGCATGTATTTCATCAAGTAATGCGCAATGAACATTTAAACCATCTAAGCTATCTGAATCTCTACCCAAGGGCCTAAAAAAAGAATCGTTAAATTCACTTACAATCTCTGCAACTAAGGTTTTAATCCTTCTTCTTAGAGTTGGTGATTTTTTAACCATTCTTTTTGATTCTAACCATATTATTTTGGCTTGGTCTTTTTTAGTAGCACAAGCATATACTTCTGCTCCTGGTTCTCCATCAGCAATTTGCATATATAGACCTATTGCAGCTGCTAAAGTAGATTTACCATTTTTTCTAGCAACTACTAATAAAACTTCTCTATATTTTCTAGTCCTATCAATTTTATGAATCATTCCAAAAGTTGCTGCAACTAAAGCTTTTTGCCAAAGCTCTAATATGAAAGGTTTCCCTCCCATGGCACCCTTTGAATGTTTACAATAATTTTCTATAAACTCAATTGCATGGTTTGCTTTGTGACTATCGTATTCCCAGATACTTTTCTTATTATTTATTATTTTTATAATCTCTTTGTACGCTTTATAAACTTTATTACTTGTATTTATAATTTCAACAGATGATTTTATCCTATTTAGTTCTGCCAAAGCTTCTTCTAATTCAGTTTCCTTTTTATTAAGTAAAATTTCATTAACAACTTTTTCTTTCTTAATTAAAAATAATTCTGATTTCAATGTTTCAACTTTTATAAATAATGGTTTATACTTTATTTTATCCCAGTATTCAAGTATAGGATTGAATGTTAATTCATAAATTATTTTTCTTGCTGTGCTACTCATTTACTGTTCACAAATGATACAAAATCATCATCACCTAAAGTTCCAGGCTTATCGATAGGAAGAAAATCATTTAATGACTTCATACATGAAATATAGTTTTTTACTAAGGTATTATATATTTCAATCTCAGGTGATTTCTTTGTTCCCCATTGATTTTCTCCATTTTGATACTCTGTGATCAATCCATTTTTATTTAGTGTTGCTTGAAGTTCTCTTAAGGTTACTGCCATGTAAGCAGCATTTTGAATTAATGATTCAACTGTCTTTTTTACATTTCTGTCTAAATTCTTGAAGAGTATGTTAATTTTCCTTATCTCTTTCTTAATCTCTAGATCCTTTTCTATCTCTTCACATTTATCTTTCGTGTTTTTCAAAATTGCCACTTACTACACCCCCCCTGTAAAATCTCCCATGCGTTAATCTAATC